GTAACACCATTAAAGTGAAAGAAAAGGGAAGATGTGGGTGTTTAGTTAGGTGATTTAAAAGTTTGTTTGCCTTCGTGTTGGTGACCATTTTAGTAATTGACCTAGCTGCGAAATATCCTGCTGACCAAGTCCCGTAAACTTAGGTCTTTTACAATTTTATGTTTTGTGTAGAGGAGGGTTGTGAATAAGTGTTATATACAGTTTTTATTGCGTACACGGTCGCCACCAACTTAGAATTTTCCAAAACAAACCTTAACATCATTAAGGTTGGTAAAATGGATAGAGTTGAATTTCTTTCTAGAAACCAGTTTTGATGCGGTTCTACTCTTAGTGAATTTTGCTGCAATGTAGCGTAAGCGCATATCAACTGAAGATTCAAAGACTCTTTTCAGCACTATAGACGGAATGTCACCGCAATCAACAGCTTTCTCTAAATATGTCGTGAGATCGTCTATCTTTTGGAAAAGGTTCTTACGATTGTTGGATGAGACGTATTTCATGATTAGATATTCGAGAGCCATCGAGAAACGATAAGCATTTATGATTTTCCCCATGATCCTGACAGTTTCTGCATTCTGAATGCGGTCTATAACAGTTTTCTTCTTTTTCGCTTGGTTCATGATCTTGTTGAAAATTGGTACTATGATAGGTATACGAGCTTTGAGCTGGAACACGAAAGATAACCAATCCACTTGACTACTGTAAGCCATAGACCCACACAGTGATAGTAAGGATCGACAGCCAAGTCCTCCTAAGCTGACAGGTGCAAAACACCACACCGCCATCTCAAAAGAAAACTTGTTCGAGTCACCTCGCCATTTTCTGAGTGTGTCCACTATTAAGTATGAGTAGACCGCATAAACGAATTCATGTCTGGAGCCACTAGCTAAAGCTGCTCGAGCTGTTGATTCTGCCAAAAGGAGATCATCTATTATTGTAGCACCTGGTTTGTCGCTATAATTATCCATCTTTAAGACTGCTTTCATGGCAGATGTGAACTCTCTACCTGCGAAGAAGATTCTGTGTAGGAACATGCAGAATTTTGTGGAGACAAAAGTCTTATCAAAACTAACTTCTAAACCATACCTTTTGTACGACGCATCAATCACTGTGACAATATTCTTCACACGTTCATCAAAATTCTTCATATCAACCAGAACTTTTAGTAGGCCATCATCTATGAAAGTAGCGAGATGAGCTTGTCCAACTATGAGATTTAACTCGCGCAATTTGTGAACTGTTAAGCCCATTACTGTGGCATGATAGGCAGTGTTGAATTTTCCGGACATTCCTTCTAGGTCGGCTTGAG